ATAATGTACTACTTATTACCTTACTTAATCTCTTTGCTACATTAAGGAGATTCTTCCTGAAGCAATTGGGGTGCGCATAGTTGGTAATCTTGTTCTCAGGATAAAAGGTGTCAATCCTGCTTGCACCACGCTGTATCGGGGTGTTGCAGTACTTGCACTTTGTCCTGCCGGTAGGAGCAGTGACAAGTTTAAGGTCCAGTCCCGTGCTACTTGAGTAACCGCTTACCATGCTTCCCGCCTTTCCAAGTTGCTTCGTCCTGTATTATGCTATCTTCGAGGACATCGACCTCGTCGAGCGAAACCACCGATTCGATGACAACACTCTCAACCATTCCCGGCACATCTCGGTAATATACCCGACGATAGATTGTTCCTGGGGATGGACCGGCACGAGGCGTAAACTCCTTGAACCGCATCGCTTTAAGATGTACTTCAAGGGAGTCGAGCGAATACTCCGGCTGTTTCTTTTCCGCATTATCCATTTCATTTGAACTATCTTACTTTTATCTCATAACTGCAATCGAGCATAATCTGTTCAATGCCATCCACGAGGTCCTTGACCCGCGATAGTCCGGGTTCTTCCTTGACCCAATGGAGACCCTTATCGCCATCCATTGCGATATCAGAAAAGCGGGTCTGAAGGTACTTGATTATTGGAATCTTGAGGAAGAAGTGAGGGGGTCTCGAAGCCAATTCATCCTTGGTTTTCGCAAGTTCTTTCCTCATGGTATAGTCTGACAAGTCCCTCTCAGCGAGAGCCTCGTTCGCTACATTGTACCTGTCAACCAGGTTCTGCAAGGAACATACGCTGCCGTCCTTGAGCTTGATCCTGATTTGATTACCATCGACCTTACTGGGTGTCATGGAGTCGGGGAATAATATCAACATTCTATTTTCCTCCTTGTTTTCCTTTCCCGCAGGACAAAATTACTGCCACGGCGCTCGACGATGTCCCCGAGGTCAAAAGCCTCTGATACCGTTTTGATGTCGTCTATGCAATCCGAGATTGTTTGAGCAGCATCATCCGGGGTCATGATACTTAACCAGCCACCAGCCTCCAAACTCTTCCTAATTATTCCCTTAAACGTGTTTACGCTCATGGGAATATTAACCACCCTCATTGTGGTTGTAGCTTTGTGGCTAGTGGCTCCTGACCATGACCGGCGACATCCGCAAAAACCATCTACCTCTTCATGGTCACAGTCAAGGTGTGGCAGGACAATCTCACCCTCGACCGCATGGCAGAAGTCATTTGTCCTCTGACCCTGTGTCTGCTTGGTTGCTACTAATAGTTTCATCGTTCTCCTTTCCTTAATTCATGCACCGCTCTATGATAAGAGTGGTGGGATCAAGCTGATATATCCTTGATGTTCTAAGGATATGGATGAAAGCATTCAGCTTAGCGGTCTCGACCTCGAGAATGATAAGTTTGTTACCGCAGGCGCAATAGGCAACTTGGGTCTTCGGTTCATAGTTGCCACCAGCGGCAAGCACACCATCAATCTCATACCCGCCCATCTTGCACTTTGTACAATAGTATGTCATCCTATTACAGCTTACCCTCGTTTAACTCATCCTTGGCTATTGCATCCCACTTGTCCGGGGTATTGTTCTCCACTTCAAAAGCCTGAAGCACCTGCTCTCCATCGGAGTCGTCGTAGCAAACCACGACCTCTAGGTAGGACCCGAAATCATGAGGGAATATTTTCGTCTTGAAATAGCAACCGACCTCCAGCGCCTTTGGGAATGTCCGCTCGAGTTGCCGTACGAATACACGGGACTCCCGCTTCGCCTCCTCCATGTAGTTGTCTGTACCGACCTGGACACAATCCTCGCTGCACGGTACAGGGCCAAGCTCCACATACTCTATCATTGTTTTCTCCTTTCTTTTACTTCCTTTTAATTACGGACAAGAAGCTCTTGGTGACTCGTGTACATCTTTATAAGTGTCAACATATATATCAGGTATAGTTCCTGCGATCATACCTGCCGCTACAAGAACCGGGGAGTACGACCAAGCCGGTACAAAGTATTGTGTCTCTTCTCCAGAGTTGTTAGTGATAGCGAAGTAACATCCTTTGTAACTAATCTCCGCATAATTTGCTCCTAGTCCCGAGGCCCAGTCGGAGCATGCGACCCGTTCGGAAGGACTTTTAATACCGCACGTTACAATCCACTGTGGTTGCTCGCAAGAATAAACAGGTGCGCTTGTGGTCCTAATATTCAATTTACAATCGGGTCTAATGGACAGTATCATTCTCCTTACTGCTTCTACCTTATAGGCGCCAACCTGATGGGGCAAAAGAGCTAACATAAGTTCCTCGTTGGTTTTGCTCTCGACCCTGGCAGGATCAATCAGCGTAATGGTTTTGATACCAGATGTCGCCAACAACAGGGACTCCAATATACCAATGGAGCCAAGTCCGACTACAATGACATGGTCATCCAATGGATTATGCTGTTTAATACCTTCATCCATTAGCCTGACATCTCCTTAACATCCTTGATTGCGACCTTTATCATCCTATGCTCCTGCTCCAGCGTCTCCCTGTACTCGAAGCTCTTAAGGACAATAATCTGATAAGCCGCTTCCATCTCTACCCGTGGTGGGTTCAAGTAGGAGTACTTGGCAAGTTCCCAACATAGGTCGGTAATGTCTTCCTCGACCCCACAGGATGCGCACTTGTAATATATAAAACCGCCGTTGAAGCGGAGCATTGGGACACCACCTTTCGGATTTGCGGTTAAAGTATCGGATTCACCACAGACAATCGTCCCGTGTATTTGAATAGGAATACGGATAGCGCACATGTTCTATTCTTACCCCTTGGAAGTTGGAAATGTGGGGCCCGGGGACGGCATACCCGGGCCCCTATAACCTTAAGGAAGCCGGAGCTTGTGGCGTCGCTCCATCGTGGAAAAGGCTTCCAGGCGCTCGCGCTCGGCTATGAAGCACTCCTGCGCCCTCATCCCCTGCTCCACGGATATGCGGGTCGTGTCCCTCTCGATCTCGTCCCTATCGGGACATAGTCTTGATACCAAGTCCTCTATCTGCTGGTAGCGCTCCTGGGCTTCCCGCTTCTCTACCAACTTCAGCATGAGTGCGTGGTCACGGTACACTTCCCTCTTCGCAGCCACCACAATGGTAAGCACCATGTCAGGCGGCACCTTGTGCCACCTTGGTTTGTACCGCTTCATCGCCACCTGTAGGGTGATGGGGTCCTTGCGGTACTTCCACCAGTATTCCATTCCCCCGTAGTGATGGGGACAATCGGCGGCTTCTTTGGAATAGACGCAGTTGGTACAAGTCTGTTTAACCGCTGTACCTGGCTTCTTCGGGTTGTATACCAGAGTCCGCATTAACTGCGCCTGACGGAGCAATGACCTGTCGGGCTTGCACCGCCATAAGCCGGAATGTTGTTCGTAGGTGAAAGGTGGTCGCTCATAAGTGCCGCACCTTTCGGTAATGATGTCATTACGGATGTTGAACTTGTGGATGTAATTGGCTAGGGGATGCTCCATGCTATCCCAGTGGTCACACCCCTTGCGAGTGGTACACTGCGGGCACCGGCATCCCACAACCCGTGGGTAGCCATTCCCGTCACATAACGCTGGCACATTCAACCCTGGATAGACAACGGTGTCTTCACCAGCGGTAAAGTCCCAGCCGAATGCAGTTACCTTGCCGGTGTCATGGTCATGCGGAGGCTGCCGCTTGGGACAGACCTCAGCGGCGATGCACCTCAGATTTTCACTCGGTCGGTAACACTTCAAATGTACTGCAGAGAGCGGCATCCATCGGGGCTTCTTCCGTTCCTCCTCTTGGAGACGGAGATATTCCTCGAACGCCGCATTCCGTTCAGCCGTCGGTAACGAGTTGATCTCCTTGAGGGTACGGCGCTTGGTAACTTGCGCCGTACCTTTCAAGGACTTCCGGCGGACAGAGGGTGCTCTCGTGATCGTACCGTCGAGGTTAATAAGCACCCTACCCATTGACTAGTTTCCTGCCGGTGCAGTTTCGATGGTTGCCGGGACTTCGGTGACCTTGGCAGCGACCTTCTTGGGACGGGGAGTAGCCTTCTTCCCCGGACGAGCCAGGAGATTGGAGGCGATTTTGACGCAGTAATCAAGGATGGCGGAATCGGGGGCGTTGGTGAAGCGCTTCTGGAGGCGATCCCATGCCTTGAGTCCCTCATCGGACAGGGTCGTGCTCTTGCGACCGGGGTACTTGACCTCACCGTTGCCAGAGGCGCCGCCGGTGATGGTCCCATCGAGTTTGATTTCCACCTTGGAACGAGTAGACATCTTGGGTCTCCTTTCCTATTTGGTGCCACACCCGGTAAGCGTATGCTCCTCGCTGGTGTAGTCACCTGTCAGGTGCTTGCGGAGCTTTTGGTCTATCGACCCCTCGACCCCACGCTCCGCCCTGCCTCCCTGACAGTGATATTCTAGCATAGCCAGACTAGGCAGTCAAGTCGGTACTGTGGGTGAACTGGGTGCTGTGGGAGGCCAGGGTGCTGACTACCGGCTGAGTATATACCCACAGAGTATATACCCGCGTGGTATATACCCCCCTGATAGCCCACTGACTCAGGTGGCATAGGTGGGCAGTACCCGGCCGGAGGAAGCCCCGCAAACACGCAAAATCCTTTCAGGAAGGGGCATCCTTGGGGGTGGCAAGGGAATCAGTCACCCAGGTGGAAATGGACACCAAATAGGGGCATTGCACAACGTTTTCCTCGTGGGCGTTTAAGGGGCCGTAGGTGGACAAGGTATATACCCACGTTGGTGCTGGCACCTCGATTTGCGTTTAATAGGCCGGGTATATACCCAAACGGCACCCCCACCATCTCAGGTATATACCCGCGTTAGGTATATACCCAAACGAGTGGGCTATTAGGCTTGGTATATTCCCCTGTCTCTATCTTTGTACTGCACCTAGTACTATATCTAGTATTATATATTATATTATATATTATATATATATATATATATTATATAGTGCACAGGGGGGTGGGGATGATATTGCTTATAGAGAGCAATATCATATGGGGTGGGGCTGTAGTATGCACATGTAATTAACATGCACTTAATAGACCCCACCCACTGTGCTCTTTATAAGCACAGTACCCCACCCCCCATTGTTGTGCAATATGGACTAAGACCTATATATGGACCAAGACCTATGTAGGTGCTGTAGGTATATACCGTCTTAATAGCCCACTGAAAATGGTAGTGGACACCAACTACACCTATATGACCATATGCACCATGGTACGTCTGCCTGGTGTTCGGCTTGCCTCAGTAATAGTTGACAAGGCATAGCCGATATGATAGACTATTTACAGTCAGACGACAGACGTTTGACAGGAAAGGAGAAAGGGTATCATGGGTGACACGGGGTGTAGGTCTTTCGGACGTCAAGTGCGACTCTCACACACCGATGGCTACACGGCTAGAGTACAACGATGTCTCGAGGACTTACATCGCAAGGTAAGGCAAGTGAGGAGCTAGGGTGAATTACTTCGTCAACAAGAACCAAACACCTGAAGAGAGGAGAGCCAAGTATGCTCTCCTCCGCTCCCACGGATTTAGCCCCATGAGGGCAAGGAGAATGAGAGACTGCACAATGTCCACGATAAGGAGTTTCGTCAGCTCCGGGTTCACCGATAATTGCTTCGGTAGACCCACGACACACATCTCACTCGATGGTATAGTAACGAAATATTAAGGAGACGGCAGTGGACCCAATTGTACAACTAATAGAGGCTATCGCCAGGGACATCACCGTAAGGGATGAGAATGGCAACCCTACACTCGCTACTGACTCCGACAGGGAACTAGGGATTCTCGGAATACTGGCTGCTTACTCCATTGGTGAAGAGGCTGTCACCAATATCCTGGGGAAATAAATATAAAGGAGAACGAAGTGAAAGGACTTATCAAGCACCACGAAGTCGCAGTCTCCGAACTCCCGATGTGCGACATCTGTAAGAAACAGGTAGCCGCCTACGATGCCAAGATGAAAGCGGGGCCGTGGGCCTACATGTGCGAGAGCTGCTTCGGCTCTCACGGGATCAGCACCGGGCTGGGGCTGGGACAGCGACTCATCTGGTGCGAACCAGTGAACCTGCCCGCCACCGCTCCAGTGCCCTCTGTACCACTTCACGTCGGCACCAACAAGGTGGTGCTCTTCGGCACACCGCTCAATGTGAAAGTGGGAGTCAAGGGGCAAGTCACCAAAATCCAAGTCATCTAGACCACTGACCAAAGGGGGCCGGGGCCTTTCTCCCCGGCCCCCTTTTCTTTTTGTCCGCAGTTAAATACCCGGTATGTATATACCCATAGGTATACTTGGAGCAAGCTCCACTAGCCAAAGGCGATTCAAGAGGTGGTGCACATGGATAATACCCATACCGCAGGTGCTTGCCCCGTTTGCGTTTAATAGGACGGATGGTATATACCCATTGGTATACACGGAATATACCTATTGGCGTTTAAGAGGACGGTACGGATGGTATATACCCACGACGTGGGAGCGCTCAAGATTGCGTTTAAGAGGACGGTATATACCCATAGGTACGTATACGTGGGAATATACCCACGACAGCCTGGAGGGGGCCACAAAAAAAAGAGGCTGTCTTGCGACAGCCTCTTTCACTGTGTTGCTACTCTGGCTTATGGCATCGGTAGTAAGTCTCGATCGCCTTTGCCTTCGACGATATCGTGTCTGCCTGAAGCCGTCATGTCGCCATACAGCCGACTTCGCCAAAATTGGCAGCCGGCTTTTTTATTTAGCAAGCCAAAGCTTTTCAATATCTTGGCTTGCTTCTGCCTGCCTTTTCTATCAAGACTTTTATACTTCAAGTCTTGACACGGCTTGGCAGCCGGACACACTAAACACTTGTAGTTGCCACGTGTGACTACGCCGTCGCTGATGCCTGATAAAATCTCTGCCATACTTTTGCCTCTTTCGTTTCATATTTGGCAGTTTATACGATACTGCCAAACGTCTTGATTATGATAACTTTGCTTTTAACTCTGCCAATGTAGCGTTTTTTGCCTTGAGTATCTTTTTGACGTCTGCCATCTTGCCTATGATTTTGACAATCAACATCGCTGCCTCTTCTCTTATGTATTGGCAGTTCTACGCTACTGCCAAACGGCTGAGATGTATTTAGCAGACTATTTGCTTACTCGCCGTCTGCCATGGCGATTTTCGTCTCTAGACTTTCGCCTCTTCTGCTTCAGCCTTCGCCGTAGCTGTTTTCTTCGTCTCTGCCTTTGCCTTTGCCTCTGCCTTTGCCTTTGCCTTTGCTGTAGCCTTGGCAGTAGCTTCAGCCTTTGACTTGATTTCGCTTCTGAGTTCAGCAATTTCATCAGCAAACGTAGTCACTGATGCAGCCTCAAGCCTTGCTATGGCTGCTTGAATAGCTGCCTTGCGATGCGATGACGTGTTATAGCCAGACTTGACAGCAGTGTACATCACGCAATAGTTCATCACCATTGTCATTGATACCTCATCGCCTTTATTCTTCGCCTGTAGCCATAAGCGAACGAACATCAAGAATGCTAAGTAAAGTGGCTGTATGAAGTAATGAAGAGTATTTCTCTTCACTTGAACACCGCCGGCGTCTTTGCTTCTAGCGCCGCTGATTTTGCCATCTAGAGAGATTATTGTTTTCATTTTAGTAGCCTTTTCTACTTTAACAGTTAGGCGTTTAATATTTCGTCTAACTCTATCATTCTAGGCTTCAACATCTAAGCTTTAATGATAGTGATTGCCTGTCTAGCTTTGAATTTGCCTGTTTATAGCCTCCTGACTATTGACGCCGGCTAATAGCCGGCTGATTAGCATAAGCTAATCAAGGCAATCATTGAAACTGTATTAAATTGTTAACTGTTTTCGTATCGTCGTGACATACGAAAGTATGTCACTATAATATATTTCAACATTTGATATGTTAATACGTGTAACCACTACACTTTTACGAATGAGCTTTATAGGTATCCTTACATGGTTAAAGCCAGGTGTATGGGGGATTCCCTCTCGTCCAATTTGCGTCGGGCCAGTGGAATTTGGGCAATTCTACTTATGGTGATTGAGCGAAGTGGACGGTGGCGGATGGTGGTGGGGATGATAGAGTAGCCGCATAGGAGGGCGAATTCGATGAAGAACATAACTCGGGCGAAATATATAACCAAGGTAAAATACATTGCGATTGCGTTGCTAGGGGCGATTTTGGCGCCTGTTTTGCTGTGGGTGGCACTCGGGGTCGCCTTGCATATCAGGTGCCGTAAAAACAGCCCCAGACAACGATTTAGCGAGATACTACAAAAGGTCGGCACTTGTTGATAACTACCGACAATTTGTATGGCCCTTGACACGGGGTCTTCGCTCTGTTAAAACTATATATTAGAGGACGACCCGAATATGACAAAAAATCCGACAATGTTGCCCACCCCGGAGATAGAACTCCTCAATGAGCTAGAGGGGCAACTCAACCGCCCCGAGAGCAAGGAAGCCAAGAGAGCCAAGAGCGACTTCGGGTATTTTATTTCCAAGATATTCCCCGCATGGAAACTCAAGCCCTTCCACAGGGAAGCCATCAGGTTACTGGAATCCACGAACTCCGAAGATGAGAGATTGCTGTTCCTCTGGCCCCGTGGATTCGGCAAGTCGTCACTCACCTCGGTCGCCTACCCGCTATGGAGAATCGCCAAGAACCGCGATGTCAGGGTAGTTATTGCCACCAATATCCAGAGGCTCGGTATGGAGTGGCTCCGCGAGATGGAAGACATCATGATGAAGAACTTCATCTACCGGGATTGGTTCGGCAACATGGTCCCAGAACCGCGGACGCTTACCTGGACCGATACTGAAAAGATTGTTCTAGGACGGACGCCGATGGCAACCCATACCACTTTGTATACCATCGCTGTCGGCGGGTCAGCTCTTGGCAAGCGTGCCGATGTATTGATAGTTGATGACATAATGGAGCCGGAAGAGGGTATCATGACGTCGCTGATGGCGAATAAGGTCAATGAATGGTTCTGGAAGGTCCTCTACCCCGTATGCGAACCCGGCAGCAAGAAGATAGTCATCGGGACACGGTTTGGAGACGGTGACCTTTATGGTCGCCTTGTTGACAGGCGATGGAACACCTTCCGGATACCGGCGCTTGACGAGCATGGCGAGTCAACCTTCCCTGAAAGATTCTCCACCAAGGAACTACACTCCCGCCGAGAGGATATGGGTACCACTATTTTCAATCTTCAATATATGAACGATATCGGTGGTCTGATAGGGAACATGCTCAAGAGCGATTGGCTCCACTATTATTTCGAGACCCCGCCGCTTAGAGAGATGACCGTTATGATGGCGGTTGACCCACAGGCGTTCGACAAAGTAAAGGTCAAAGACGGTACGGACCCGGACTATTTCATTATCATGGTTGGCGGATACTATGCCAAGATAAGAACACTTTATCTACTTGACATGATCCGCACCAGAGCAACACCCATGCGACAACTTGAACTTATCAAGACACAACTTGATAAATGGCATCCGGCGGTGACAGGCATTGAAAGCAATGCGTCCCAGGTCTTTGTTGCCGAGATGGTACAAAAGACAACCAATCTCCCAATCAAGAAAGTGCCGTCCGTTACCAGCAAGGAACTTCGCTTCATGAGTATGTCGGCACTGTTTGAGGCCGGCCGGATATTGATTCCCGGTACCAAGGACGCCGATACCGTCATGCCAAGAGAGGAGTTCAAGGCATTCAAAGATGAGTGGGCTTTGTTCCCCAACGGGAAACATGATGACACGCTCGACGCTGCTTCCATTCTTGCCAGGATGCTGCCGAACGCTTCACCAAAAGCAGCCGTTGGCTCGCTTGATGTCAAGGACGATAAACCGCAACAGTTTATGACGAGGCCTATAGTCAAAATGTTCGACAGGACAATTGGGCCAAATCGTGTTAATATACTTAGGAGAATGTAATGAGCAACTGGGCAGGCAAAGAAAGACCTATATGTGGCGCGAAGACCCGCACCGGCGAGCCTTGTAAGAAGACAGCCGGTCAGGGCACGCCTTTCTTTGGTAAAGAAGGATATAGGTGCAGCAATCACGGGGGCCTCTCGCCAAAGGCGATGACCGCTGCCGACGAAACAACCGCGAGAGGGCTGACATTCGATACCCTGGACCAGGCTCTGGCAAAGCGGATTGAGGACTTTGCCAACGACCCAAACATTCTTGACTTAAAAAGGGAAATAGGTCTCTGCCGAGCACAGCTTGAGAACCTTGCTACGAGTGGCGATAAGGCAATCGAAACCGCCGCCATAGTATCCAGCCTGTCCAGTACCATCGGTAGGCTGGTGGTCCGAGTGCACAAGATGGAGATGGATAGGCAGGGGTTGGTGCAGGTTTCATTGGTGCGAATCCTTATTGACTCCTGGCGAAGAGCAATACTTGAGACGTTGCCGGATGCCGATGTCAGGAACATGCTTATCGCAAGAATGCTCGACCTTAGCAAGTCCAAAATGGCTGTAATATTAAGCGGAGACGTAAGGAGACAAGGTGTTATCACTAAGAACTCTACTGATTCGGTGGTTGCTAAAGGACTCACAACTGGAGAAGGTAATAACTTCACGAGTCCGGACGGCAGTTAACAACAAAATTGAAAGCATCCTGGACGCCCGAGATGTCAAAGGCTCCAAGTCCAACGAACTAGTAACGGTGCCGGATGCCGAGTTTACTATCGTTGAGGTTAACGAGCCGTGTAGCATATGGGGCTTCATGGATTTATCCGGTCTTGCTAACGGGGATAAGGTAGAAGTGAGTTTGGATATGAAACTGAATACAGCTTCCGAGTTCAAACTCAACAGGGTTATCGCCTTTAGCGGGCCGATTGTAGACCCGCTTGTCAACTTCCCCGTATTCGAGACTGAGTCAGCTAGGGTCAGGATCAAGCAGGTCTCAGGGCAACAGCGCAAGATTAAGTACCACTTTAAGTGGAGGTAAGAATGGCGGAGTTTTCTAATAGACTAGTAGAGTCGTCAGGGCAATTCCCAATGCTGGTAGACGAAGAGGATGTCGGCTGGCAGCCAATCAACAGGCAGCCAACGACCAAGTTCGATCTTGCCCCTTATACTCGAGAGCGCATGCATAATGTTGCGCAATACCTTTATGTTACGAACCCGTTTGCCCACCAGCTTGTTGAACTCTCCGTTGCCCTCACTATTGGCTCAGGACCAGAGTTTGAGTTCCGGAGCCGTGCTACTCAAGATGTCGTGACACGATTCTGGGAAGACCCGATCAACAACTGGCCGAAGAAGTTGCCGGAACGTATCCGTGAACTCTCGTTATATGGTGAGCAGTTCTACAGCACTTCTGTCAGTCAAAGCGGCAGGGTCCGTATCGGCTACATCAACCCGCTTGATGTAAGCGAGATCGTGGTTGATAAGGAGAATGTCGAGATATACAAGAAAGTTCGTGTTAAGACCGGCGTTGATGCGACAAGCTTCCAAGATATCCCCGTGATTAACATGGACGAGGACCCCGAGTCCGAGACATTCGGGTACAGGGTTGGTGAAGTATTCGTCTTTAACATCAACAAGCCGATAGACGCTACCCGTGGCAACTCCGACCTCTTGGCAATTGCTGACGCAATCTCGATGTACGACCAGTTCATCTTTAATACTCTCGAGCGTTCACAGCATATGAACTCATGGTTGTGGGATGTCGAACTTACCGGTAAGACCGAGAGCGAGATAGTCAAGTGGCTCAAGACAATACAGGCGCGTTCGCCGAGGCCCGGTTCTATCCGTGCTCATAATGAGAATGTCAAATGGAACGCAGTCGCTCCTAACCTGCATAATGAAGACCTCGAGGACTCTGCCAAGATATTCAAGAGTTACGTCCTGGGTGGAGTAGGTTATCCGGATTACTTCTTTGGCGAAACCCAGTACGCCACCCGTGGTATCGCATCCGAAGCAAGCATGCCCGTCTTTAAGCGAATTGAGCGACGGCAGGGCATAGTCAAATCAATACTGTTCGACATGCTGAATTATGTTATTGACCAGGCCATCCTGCACAATACACTACCCAAGACAGAGAACAGGGAATTCACAATCACCCTGCCAGAACTTGCCCTCAGGGATTTACAGAGGACAAGTGGCGCCGTTTATCGCCTGACACAGGCAATGCAACTTGCCAAGCAAGAGGGATGGTTAAAGGACATTGACTGCCGTAGAATAATCAATGAAGTCATGAGGGAACTAGGGCTTCCTGTTAACAAAATACTTGATACAAGGGAGATAAGTAATGAGTAAGAAGAACTACAGACCATCGCCAAAGACCGTCAAAGAGGAAACGACTGAAGCGCCGGAGAAAAACGTACCCATAAGCACCGAAGTCGCAGAGCCAAAGATAGTTATCGAAATACATCCCAACGGAAGTAGCCCGAGCGGGGATGCTATCGAGAACCCGATAATGGAGATTCCGTCAATGGTCAGCATTGTCGACATTGTCCGGCAGTGCGCAAATGGTGTTGAACCAAACATCGAGGACGCCGATATACTTGAAGCAATGAAAGCATTTAAGATTGATGCCAAGGAAGTGCTGTGCGTCAAGCATTGGGACGTCCAGAATATCAAGATAATCACCGTCGCCGGTAAGAAACTGATATGGCCGAAAGGTAGAAAAGCATGAAACTAAAGGAAGACTTCGGGGTAACGGCATTATTCGGTTGCCTGATAATTGTCGGCGCCTTTGCTGTTATCCTTGCCGCCCTGTTAAAGGACAAGATAGAGTTCGAGTCTGTTTTTGTTGCTGTTTCATCCTGGGTAGGGTCGATAATCACAGCGTACGTACTCAAGGCTAAGACCAACGGCTTTGGGGGGAAAGAACAAAAATGACTGAAGAAAACGGGTCCCTCGCTAGCAGACCAGATGAAGTTGTTGGAGCTGATGGCTCGTTGAATGCGGCTGGGCTTCACAAGGACGGTCGAGAGGGACCCGCCGAACTCAATGAACAGCATATCCTGACAGGAATGCCACCGATACCGCAAATATTACAGTGCGTTGTCACCTTTCAGGCAGTTAACCTTGTCGGCTCCTCTGTATATGACGGTAGCAAACCCCACGATGCCGATGTTCTGGTTCGCTCGTCAAGCTCGCTCCCAGAACTCGAGCGTAATCTGGAAACACAACTTGGGCCAAAGGTACATTTCCTCTACGAGACTAAAGGGCCGTCTTGGGACCACATGCCTCTCGGCGACTTTGTTCTTTATCCGGTTAACGGCAAACCAGCTATAAGCGAAAGTTCTGCAGCAGATACGCTAGCTGGAAAGTTACGGCCAATACTCGTCGACCCTCGGTATCTCAACCTCGTCAAATCTTCCGGAACTATCAAATTCCGAGTGAACTCCGATTCGCCTGACCCCGGTTTCTTTCTGAAGTTACAGAGGATGATGGGTGACTTGGGGCAGGATGCGGTGGGTTTCTCTCAGAAGACTGAGGTGGGGGAGGTACCGGTGGGGATGCTTTATTTTATTCCATATCCGGCCTTTCAGAAAGTCGTGGTTAACGAACCGGACTTTAAGCGATTCTATATTAAGAAAACAAATGTTGAGGAGAATGCAATGCTTGTAAAAGATTTTTTGGAGTTGATTGAGGGTGTCGGTCTAGTTGAGGGAACGCGGCCGCCGTGGGGTTCTCCAGGTGGCAAACGCTTCATGGCAAGGCGTCTTATAAAGATGTTTCCGGAAGAGTTCAAAACCTATGTCGAGCCGTTCTTTGGCGGTGGCGCCGTTTTCTATGCGATGGATAATCAAAAGCAGGGACGCAAAGAGATTATCAACGACCTTAATAAAGACATCGTCCGTGCCGTCAAGTTTATCCAGCATATATCCGACGCACAAATTGACGCCCTGTCGAAGAAGGATTGGAAGCCGACTGCCGATCACTATGCTTATCTTAAGAACTTGAAGCCGGTGCGGGAAGTTGATTGGATGTACCGCTTCCTCTACATGAAGCGTCATTCCTACGGTGGCAATATCGGTCAGCAAGGATTGAAACAAGCCACCCACACCCCCGCCTACTTTGAGAACCTGAAGAGGGTGAGAGAGCGTCTCAAGGGTGTCGATGTCCGTAGCGAAGACGCTGCGAAACTCATCCCCAAAGTTGACGGCAAGGACGTGTTCTTTTTCCTTGACCCGCCGTATCCTGAGAAGACAAAGAACTGGTTTAATCTCGGCTGGATAGAGATGGACGACCTCGTCAAGCTGGCAAAGGGGATGAAAGGCAAGTTCCTGATGACATTACAGGCCGGTACCAAGGTCCGGAGTGCTTTCAAAGACTTCAACGTCAAGTCAATGAAGACATATGCCTACATTATCACCAATCGTCCAGGACAGGCCCCTGCAGTCCGCAACGAAACCATCATCACGAACTACGATAAGAAGAACGTCAAGGAAGCTTTTCCTGAGAAGTTCTTTACTATTACTGCGAGTGATGGCATTACTGTCATCGAGCAGAAACTACTGACGCCTGAAGAAATGGAAGCCCTCGAGTTTTCTGAGGATTAGAAGATGCCGTCTAGAGAAGAGCAAAGGGAATTAGGCGAAATCGCTAAAGGCGACCTGTATATGAATAAACAGGAGAGCGATAAGCCGTCGCCTTTTGTTGTGCAGATGCACGTTCGTGGAATCTTTACCGACTCGGAGAGATTGGCATTACTCAAGAAGCCGACTGCCGAGTCTTTACGAAAAGCCGGTTGTGAGTATCTGAACGGTAGTGTCCAGGAATTCACCAACAAGCTGGATAAGGCTGATGCTTCAGAGGATATCTCGAGCATACAGAAGCAGTTTATCGTTGACGTCCCAGACGACTTCGATATTGCGAAAGTCATCAATCGTGGTAATTCGCACCATGACTTGAGGATTCATCCTGCAGGAGAGAAGCACCTGATTGGCTGGACGATTACGGCTCCTCGATTCGCCGTACAGTTGTTAAAGACAGGCAACATACTATTCCCCGGCAGAGACAAACTTCTTGCGAATGAGGCTGGCGACAAGATACCGTCGGTAAAGAAAGCGAAGCAACCCGTGGAATGGTTGACGCTGGTTACTAACGGCAAGAAAACATATGAAGCAGACGCAGGGGAAGTTGGTGCTACTCCTGAAACCGGTGGCAAGTTCTTCTTCAATGCTTCCGGCTCCCTGCTGTTCGGCGTACAGAAAGATGACTATCACGAACTGTTCCTGCGGTTTGATCCCCCGTATAGTAAACTCTCCGGAAGATGGGGTTTTCAAAAGATAGCTGGCAGCCCGTCATACAATAAGGTTTCTGCCCAGTGGTGGATGATGGATAAGGTGTATGAAAACCCTGCCCCTTATATAATCCATTATTCCAGGGAAGCTAAAGAGAAGCAAGCGAAAGAAGATGGAATCAAACAGATTATATGGAATGCCAAGACACTATCTTTACTTAAGTCTCTTGATTTCGGCAAGCAATTGCTAGAGGGTATTGACAAGGAGAAGATAGATGAAAAGATTGCCGAATACTCCAATGGTGGTGGAGTATGGGAAGCCTAATGATTAAAAGCGCGTGGACAGCACAAGGCAACGGCTTTGCTCCTTTCCCGTTCGCCCCAAATACTCCTATCATGGCTACCACCGGCCATCGGTAGGTGCTGTCCCGTCTTTTTGTTTGGAGAGAAACTTGGCAGAGTTCGGGAGTACGTTCGACAAACCAATCAACATTACAAGAGTGGATACTGACAGGATGCGCGAATCTGCTAGTCCTTCCGCCTTAAGGCTGTTGTGGGTTATCTCGCAGATAGGGTACGGTGAACTACGGGTAATAGTTAAGAATGGTGAGCCGGTCAGGGTGGTAGAGGCCGTCAAGGAGATCAAACTCGATGTCTAATACGTCAGAACTTTCGCAGTTTTCCAAATACAACAGGTTTATTGTTAACTTCCAGATTGGCAGCAAAGGCGCTGATATTGCTGGGACCCCGTGGCACCTGAAACTTGATATGTCGTTCTTTATTGACAAGCTTGGAGATGACAAATTCCTTGCCTGGTGGAATCAGTATGCCGGATACGGAGATTGCCCGCGGTCTGCCATCAGCGATGCGATCATCCATATTGCTCATGAATACACAAGGCTGTTGTCTAACCTTGAGAATTTGTCCAGCGAGGAAGCCAAGAATGCCGAGATGCTAGGCTGGATATTCGAGCCACGCAAATGATCCTAAAAGTTGTGATGGTGCACTGGAGAGATGTTTCTACCGAGGATTCTTTGGTTCCTCAGAAGGGCACTAGCCTGTTAAGCACGTGGCCCAGATGTGATGTCGGCTTCCTGTTATTCGATGGTAAAGATGAAGACGGCGTTGAGGTTGTAAGGATTTCTCCGTTCTATGCGTTCCATAATAACGAGGTCTTTTACCAGAGTATCGTAACGTACCCGAGGGCCATCATTACTAAGTTAATGCATTTATGCGAGCTGGATGTTGGGAAAATTTCTCCAACAGCCCTTGACAAATAAATATTTGTGTGCTTTACTTCCTGTCAGAACACTTGTTTTTGCCTAACAGGACAACCGGGGCAGTCTTACGACTGTCCCGTTTTTTTAGGTCTGAGTGGCAAAACAAAGAATGGAGGACGCAAGGTCGATGTCCAAAACTTTACTAGAGGCCAAAGTGGATGCGGAGGTGTTTGGGGCTATCAAAGCCGCACTGGGGAAACTCAGTGCCGTGTCTGACAAGTTGCCCGAAAAGGCAAAGAAAGCTGTCGAGACACTAGCCTCTATCCTTGGTGGCAAAGTTGAAGCCAAGGAATCCGAAAAAGCTGAAGAGAAGGCGGATGAGGAAGAAGTGAAGTGTACCGGCAAGGAAGATTGTCCTTGTCCTGAATGCAAGAAAAAGCGCGGGGAAGAAGTAGAGGAAGCTTGCAAGGGCAAAAAGCCGGGTGAGGCTGATGAGGAATCCGGGGAATGCACTGGGGAAGAAGATTGTGAATGTCCGGAGTGCAAGAAAAACAAAGCCAAGGCTAAAGAGGCCCTGCGGCCGAGTGAAATCGTAAAATCACTCGACCTGCTTTATGAGGCCGAGAAAGAATCCGGGGACAAACTGCCCAAGGATGTCATTACCGCTATCAAGGCGCTGATGACAAAACTAGCTGATGTTCTCAAGGACCTCGGTTACTCATACAGTGATGGTGGGAGCGGTAAGGGGTTCTATCATAATGATAAGGACTCCAAGCACAAGGGTAAGAAACCGCCTGCCTACTATTACTCATCTTCCTATGGAGATGCCACTCAAACTGTGCGTGAGCCTGTACCACATGACAGGAAGCGCATCCAGGCTTCCGCCAGACTGATTGAGTCTGTTAGCGGAACAGAGGGCAAGAAGTGGCACGCCGTCCTGATTCAGTCAGGTCTATCGAAGAACCGTTTCATGTACCGGGATGATGTACTCGAAAAGGCTACGCCTCTCTTTGAGGGGTGTAAATCCTATGTTGACCATCCGAATACAACCGACAGGAAACAGTTACCTGAGAGAAGCGTGGCTGATATTGCTGGATGGTTCGAGGGTGCTACGAAGCAACCCGATGGCATTAATGCTACGTTCCATGTAGCAGGGGGCAAGGAATGGCTCCGTGAAATGTTCATTGATGCTTACGAGCACAATAAGCCCGACATGCTCGGTTTCTCAATCTACGCCGAGGGTAAGACCCGTGTTGACAGACAAGACGGGAAACTAATCTGGATGGTTGAGAGTATTGACAAGGTAGATTCCGTTGACGTTGTGACTCAACCTGCAGCCGGCGGTCGAATTGCCGGACTAATTGAATCCGAAGATGGAGAAAGAGAAATGAAAGAACTCGAAAACATGACAGTTGAAGAACTGTCGAAGATTCGTCCGGACCTGGTCGAATCTATCAAGAAAACTGCTCAGCCCCAGCCGCCACCCAAGAATGATGAGGGGGATAAGGTGATTGCGAGGATGGCTGAAGCGGAAAAGGCAATTAATGTTAAGCTTTGCGGCGTTGCCTTAAAGGAAAAGCTTGCTGGTAGTAAGCTTCCTGTCGCCTTTAAGGAAGCCATCGAGAAGGACTTCGCCGGTCGTGTTTACCCCGAAGCCGAACTTGATGCCCGAATCACCCGCGATACCGATATCTGGGCAAAAGCTTCTCCCCCGCCCCAGCCCGTTACTTCGAGAGTACGGGAAATGCACGAGAACAAGGACAACATCAGCAAGGCTCTTGATGCCATGATACAGAACAAGACGGATGTAGATGGCGTCAAACCGTTCCGGTCTCTTACCGAGGCCTACGCAACCTTTAAGGGAGTGCCGATTGTCGATGTTAATCCCCTGAACATACTCCGTGAATCGGCTGCCGGATACGATTCTGGCGCCAGGACCCTGAGGGAATCCGTTACCACTTCCTCTTGGGGTGAAATTCTTGGCGACTCCGTTACCCGTGCCCTGCTTGCCGAATACAACATCCCCGGCCTTGATGATTGGCGCAAGGTGGTCTCCACCATTACCAGCCTCAAGGACTTCCGGACTCAGCGCCGGCAGAGACTCGGCGGATACGGCACTCTGCCGTCCGTCGGACAGGGTGCTACTTATCAGTCTCTTACCTCACCAACTGATGAGGAAGTCACCTACTCTCCGAGCAAATATGGTGGGTTGGAAGACCTGACCATAGAAACCATCGCCAATGACGACCTCGGTGCCGTTCAGTCCATTCCGAGGCGTCTCGCACGTGCCGCCAAGATTACGCTGTATCGCTTCGTGTTTGACTTCCTTGCGAACAACAGCTCCATCTATGACGCACTTGCCCTCGCCCACTCGAC